TTTAATGCCCTGACGGGGCGTTAAGATCGAGTCTACGACTCCTTCAGGGCACTGAATTTTTTGATAAGTTGAAAACCCCAACGGGGCATTAAACTTGGGCCAACGGTTCACTGAGCTAATCACTCACTTGAATTGTTGGCCCTTTTAATTTTTAAGGAGAAAGAAAGATGGCAGCTACAACTGTAACAGAAATGAAGATCTACAATGATCTTGCCCAGACCGCTTACCTGGAGCGTATCCAGGATCGAATTGAGGTTTTCAACGGGAATAGCCAGAATGCCCTGCGGCTTGTCAATACCATAATCCCCGGGGACTTCCAGCAGAGAGCCTTTTATCAAATCGGTGGTAGTATTGCTGCACGGGATGTAACTTCCACAAGTACGGTTACTCCCTCTGCAATCGGCGCAGATGAAATGGTCAGCGTAAAGGTCCCCTGGAAGTATGGGCCATACGCAACCACGGAAGAGGCTTTTAAACGCCGGGCCCGTAACCCTGAGGAATTTTCTATGCTCGTCGGTCAGGATATGGCTGACGCCGTTCTCGCTGGACAGCTGGCTCATATCATTGCCGCATTGACTGGCACAATCAGTGGTAATGCCTCCATGGTTGTTGACGACAAAACCCTGGCTACCGACGGCAAGAAAGTCCTGTCCGCAGGCCTTAGAACCATGGGTGATAAGTTTGGTCGAATCGCCATCTGGTTGATGGACTCCGGTACCTACTTCGATATCGTGGATCAGGCCATTACAGACAAGATCTACGAAGAAGCAGGCCTGGTGATCTACGGGGGGCAGCCTGGTACGATGGGTAAACCTGTACTGGTATCTGATGCTTGTACCGCAGACTACATCTTTGGTCTACAGGCTGGTGCAGCTATCTGTACTGAATCCCAGGTCCCGGGTATGATCTCATATCCCATTACTGACCAGGAGAATATGTCTCTCGGTTTCCGCGGCGAGGGTGCCTTTAACGTTGAGGTTATGGGCTATTCTTGGGATACCGCCACTGGTGGGTCTAATCCTGGTACTTCTGACCTGTCAGCTACGGCCAACTGGGATAAGTATGCCACCGATGACAAGAACACCGCTGGCTTCCTCATTGACCTGTCCGGTGGGTCATAATTTACTGACCCTTAGCTGTAGCTCAGGGGTTTTCATCCTTTTACCCTGAGCTATAGCTAAAATGGTTTATTATGATAAAAATATATATCCCATATAATAATGACAAGCAATGTGTTTATAGAGAACAAGCGTTTTCTAATGTTTATAAATACTATTCTTCTATTGATGATTTTGAAGTAAAAATCTTGTCTTCTACTCCGTTTTCAAGGGCAGCTGCCAGGAATGCTGTGTTTGAAGATAGACTAGAGGACAATGAAACAGTCTTTTTTTCCGATGCTGATATAATTACACCGGAGCCGCAGATCAGGGAAGCAGTTAATAAAGCTTCCGAAACCGGAGAAATGGTTCTTGCTTACTCCGAGCTGTCAAAGTTAAATGCTCAAGAGAGTAGAGAATACTTATTGACAAGAGAGCTCAAGAAATCGAAAAAGTTAATAAAAAACCAATGTTCCGGGTCCTTCGCAATACCGGTGGATTTATTGATGGGTATTGGGGGTTATGACGAACGGTTTTTTAATTGGGGTTGTGAGGACAGGGTTTTTTACTTCATAGCTGCTTACTTTGCTGATAGGGAATTTTGTCAACGAGTACCAGGTATAGCTTATCACTTTTTTCATCCCCGTTCTGAAAATGCAGGCAGACGCTTTTTAGTAAGTAACCCTTTGTTTAGTGAATACCTTCAAGCTTTCGGGATTTCAGTTCATACGTTCCGAAAATACAAAGAGTCTAAAGTTGAAAGCATTGAAAGACTAATGGGCGAATCGAAAAAGTACCAAGGAAAATACAAAAAAGAAATTATACCTTTTAAAGTTCGTGAAGTAGTGAAATTTACTAAAGGTAAAAAGGTTGTCCTTGTGTTAAAAAATACGGAACAGTATAAAAGATTGAAAAAAGCTAAGGGGTATAAATACGAAGGGGTTGGTATATGACTATTATAATCGAAGACGGCTCCATCGTTGAAAATGCAAATAGTCTAGCCACAAGGGCTGAAGCTATCGCTCACGCTTTAACTTTTGGTATCACTTTAACTGATGACTCTACCACAGATATATTGCTTATTAAAGCTATGAAGTATTTTGTAGCTATTGAAAACCAGCTGAAAGGATACCGTGTTGACAGAGCCCAAACCCTTGCTTACCCCAGGGCGGGAGTTAAAATAAATGGGTTTGTATGGGAATCCGATGAAATCCCAACCGAAGCCAAAACTGCACAATTAGAATTAGTACTTGACCTGAACGAGGGGGTAGACCTTTATAATCGGCAATACTCAAAAGGAGCAGTTATCGAAGAAGCAGTGGATGGAGCAGTGAGCCGTAAATATGCTGATACTTCCACTAAAAGTGTATCAACTAACATTATCAAAACCCGTGGTACTGAAGCTTTAAAGCCGCTTTTAAAGAACGTTGGTCTTATGTCTGTTGAGTTAGTGAGGGGTTAATGACTTTTTATTCTGAAATGGCAGAAATGGCCACTGAGCTTATTACTGAATTTGGTCAAGATATCGTGATTACTCGAGAAACAGAGGAAGAAATTAATCCAGTTACTGGTGAAGTTGAGGTTGAGGCAAATACACAAGAATTTATTGTTAAAGGAGTTATGAAAAAATACCCAGAGAATTTGGTTGATGAGACAAGAATAACGAGCTCAGATCGGGAAATAATTATCGAGGCTTCAGTTGTTGAACCCCTGTTGACCGATACTGTTAGTATTAATAGCCAAGAGTGGCCGATAATGGAGATTCACTCAATTAACCCAGCAGGGACCCCTTTAGTATATTCTATGAGGGTTAGAAGGTAATATGAGCTTTTCTGTTGACATAACAAAGTTCGCTAAAAAGACAAACTCGTCTTTAGATGAAGCTTGTCGAGCTATTAAGATTAGCCTATTTAATTCGATTATTCAGGACACTCGAGTCAGAACTGGCCGACTTAAAGGGAATTGGCAAACTTCAACAGGTGCCCCAATAACTTCTGAAATTGGGAGACTCGACCCATCTGGAATAGAAGCAACATCTGAAGTACAAAATAAAGTTACCGGTATAGGAACAGTGGATTACTTTACAAACAATTTACCTTATGCTGAGGTTTGGGAAGAAAAAGACGGTATGATGTCAAAAAATTTAGCTCGTATAAGCCGAATTGTTAGGGAATCAGTAAAATGAGTTTTTTACAGATTGACCAAGCTTTTATAAATCAATTTATTGAAGCAGATTTTGGGTTACCTATCGCCCACGAGAATGCTTCTTATGACCCTGTTCTAGGGACTGCTTATGCTGAATTAATCTGTATTAACAATGATTTTACTCCCTATTCCTTATCAGATAGTCTTGAAACTGAAGGCATTTTTAGAGTTATATTACGGTACCCTATAGGGGGTTATTCAATAGCTGCTAAAACAATGGCTGACTTGGTTCTTGCTGCTTTCCCTATGAACTCTTTAGTTGAATATGGAACAAGTAAATCAAAAGTTATAAAACACCAAAGGAATATCGGAGCCTCGGAGGAAGGTTGGTATAAAATAGTTGTGTCAATAACCCATAAAACTTTTAGAAGGAGTTAATGTTATGAGTAATGTTCAAACATCAGCAGGAACAACTTTTGCTCTTAGTGCTGACGCACCCGCAACTTATGATGAGACAGGCTATTCTGCTCTTACGTACACAGATGTGGGAGAAGTTACAAACATTCCTGAGTATGGAGGCACATATCAACTTGTTACACATGAGCCGCTAGCAAGTAGAGCAGTTGTTAAACGAAAAGGTTCTCTTAATCATGGGTCTTTGACTTTACAAATAGGAAAAGACATTAATGATGCGGGCCAAGCTCTTTTAAAAACAGCATATGGTGAAGATGAAGCGTATTCTTTTGAAATTACACTGCAAGACGGTACCAAACAGTATTCTACTGGTATGGTATTCTCGTATACTACTAACATTGGTGGTAGTAATCAGATTACAGCTATCGGCTGCCAGATTGAGTTCGATACAGAAATCATCGAAGTGGAAGCTTCTGCAAGTTAACCTATAATTAAAAGGATTATTTATCATGGATTTACTGAACCTTGAAGCACCTGATACTATTGATATTCACATTGTCCACCCTGAAGTTGGCTCTTTGTATGCCGATGAAGAACGGACACAGCCAGTGGTCATTACAGTACACAGCCCCGGTAGCGAAGTAGCTCTGGAGTTTGATCGCAAACAACAGAAAGCAATGTCAAAGATAATTGCTAAAAAGGGTATGAAAGGAATCTATAAGATACCTTTTGAAGAGCAGGAAGAAAACAGCTTAAATAGACTGGTTGCTTTGACGGCTGATGTTAAGAATCTGGAGTTTAACGGGAACCCTGTAACTCCTGAAAATATTCGAGAAATTTATAAAAACCCAAAACTCGGATGGGTTCGAAATCAAATCTCAACGAAAATATCCTCGTGGGATAATTATCTGGGGGAGTAGTCAGTGAAGCTATTTTGGGGGTTAGGCAACTTTCTTGGCTTCACTGTGCCCCAGATAAAAAATATAAGCCTAGCCCCCAGCCTCAGCCTAGGATTGAGACAGAGAATTTTGAATCTTTTTTTAGTAGTTTGGAACCTGAAACCGAATACCTTATTTCCCTTTTTCAATCTTCAGGTATGGTTCAACAAACAGGCTATGGCCCTATGCCTTTACCTTGGGTTGAAATCAAAGCTTGGAATGAAACACTAAACCTACATTTAACTACCAGGGAGCTGTTAGCTATTAAAAAAATGTCTAGTGCATATGTAAATCAGCAACATACGTCTAAAGACCCAGCTTGTATAGCTCCAGCTTTTGAAGTTGATGAAGATTTACTTGAGTTAAAACGCAGTAAAATTGCAGCTGCTTTTAAAAGTTTACCTAAGAAAATGAGGCGAAAATGAGTGTTGACATTGCCAGATTACAATTAGAAGCTGACAGTACCCAGATTCGCCACGCTACTAGGGATCTTAAAAACCTAGAGACTCAGGGAGACCGTGTTGATAGGCAAATGGGGTCTATGACAAAAACTGCAGCTAGATTAGGGGCCGCTTTAGTTGCTGCTTTTGCTACCCATCAAGTAATATCTCAAAGTTTAAGAGCGTATTCAGACCTAAACCGTGGTCTTATCGCAGTACAAAAAACTAGTGATATGACTAACCAACAAATGGAACAGTTAGAGTCGAATATTCAAGATTTAGCATTAACTGTTCCTGTATCAACAAAAGCTTTGTTAGACATTGCAGCAGCAGCTGGCCAGCTAGGGGTACGAGGTGTTAAAGACATTACCTTGTTTACAGAAACTGTCGCAAAGCTGGAAATGACGACAGACATCGTGGGAGAAGAAGCAGCAAAAAGCCTTGTTCGGCTTATGAATACTGCAGGTGAAGCAGTGAGTAAGGTCGGTAAGCTGGGGTCAGTGATTGTTGCTCTTGGTAATACTATGGCTGCTTCAGAATCTGAAATTGTCCACATGGCTGGTGAAATAGGCCGTTCTGTTGCCTCTTACAACGTGGCTTCTGAAGCATCTGTGGCATATGGTGCGGCTTTGAAATCGATGGGTGCTCGTGCTGAAATTTCAGGTTCAGCCATTGGTCGGTCTATGATCGAGATTGAAAAAGCTATACTTGAACGAGGAGAATCTTTTAGATATTTACAAAAAGTAACTCAGATGACAGGGGAACAGATAGAAAAAACCTTCTCTAAAGATGCTACCATTGTTTTTAATGCCTGGATTAAGGGCATGAATCGTATGGTCGGCGAAGGGGAGAGTGCTGTTCGGTTGTTAGAAGAGTTTGGAATGACTGGGGTTGAACAGGTAAAGGGCCTTACACCACTCATAAAAAATGTAGGCCTTTTAGAACAAGCCTTTGAAACAGCAAATAAAGAAATAGAGAATGCTACAGCTCTAAATTTAGAAGCTATGAAAGCTTCCGAGAGTTTTGCTGCTCAAATGGGAATGACCTTAAATGCCGTTAATCAAATAGCAGCAAGTATAGGTGAAGGCCTTGCTCCTGCTATTATAGATGTTGTAGGCGATTTTCGAGAATGGGTAGAACAAAATGATGAGTTTATTCGACAAGACCTTCCAACTATTATTCGTAGTATTGCGAGCTCTGTAATCTGGTTAACTGATAAATTTAGCCAGGCTACAAAAGCCCTTGCAACCGACGCCAAGGCTTTTGCTTTATTAATTGAGGGGCAAATATCGTTAAAGCAATTTCTTTTTAGTTCTGTCCAAGAAATGCAAAATTTAGTTGCTGAATTTGATAATTTCAATGCAGCTGCTGCTGGTATGGATTTTGGTACTTGGCAGGAAAAAGTTGAAGAACTAACGAACCAATACAAAACCCTCGGGATGCAAATCCAGTGGCTTGAAGGGCTTCCTAATACAGAAAAAGAGGTTGAAAATTTACGAAAACAGCAAAAAGCATTAGAAGATCAAATTCAAGTATTAAAAGACTTACGCAAGCCTGTAGAGGAAGCTGCTGAAGCTATTGCTATAATTAGTGAATTTGGGACTGGAATTGGGGAAGGTCAGTTTGGGGATGTTCCTGATCCTAACCCCTATAAGAATACAGCTAATGAAGTAAATAATCTAGCTAAAGCTTTTTCATTCCTTAACCATGAAATGTATGAAAAAGACTACGGCAATGCAGATAATTGGAAAGCTGAACATGAAAGATTGGAAAGCCTCAAAGCCGAAATTGGGTATATGGAAGACTGGATAAACCTTGTGGAATCCGGCCTTACCACGCAAGAGGCTACCCTTGAGATTGAACGTCAAAAACTGGCAATCAGACTTGAAAACCAAGATTTGAATCCAACGGAAATCCAGCATTATATTGATTTGCTGAACACTACTGAGCAACTCACCCAAGCAGAAAAAGACCGCGACAAGGCAACAGAAGAATTTAACAGGGAACAAGAAAAAGCCCGGCAGGAATACGAGCGCGAATGGGAACGAGTTTATGACGATATGCACAAGTTCGCCGCCGATACGTTCTATGACATTTTTGATGGTCAGCTTGATTCTTTTGAAGACTTTGCAGATCAAATGCTGAACATCTTCAAGCGAATGCTGGCGAACATGGCCGCTGAAGCTGCAATGACAAACATTTTCAAGCCGATGATGAACCAGATGGCCGGGTCTGCTTTGGGAAATATGTTTGGTCTTCCTTCTGTCAGTGGGGGCGGGACAACCATGTTTCCAAGTTTTAGTGGCATGTCAAATCTTCCAGGTATGGGATG